ACTCAAATTGGGTAAAAATACCCAACTTTGACTGTCAGAATCCTAGGCCGGCGAATTGGCCTAAATTTGTGGTTGATTGGGCGCCAGATCTCTGATCCGCTCGTTTCCAGCAGCAGGGAATCAACCCGCGTTGCCACACACGAAATGAAATCATTGCTTCTCGCAACCGCGCTCGCAGCCGCGGCACACGCTGCGCCGCCGCCGTCTTTCTGGATGGCGCTTAACCAGGTGGAGACATCTGGCCGCACCGGGGCGATCCTGGGCGATAATGGCCGCAGTCTCGGTCCGCTTCAGATCAGCCGGGCTTACTGGCTAGATTCGAAGGTGGGAGTCAATTACGAGCAGGTGATCGACCTGCAATTCGCCATCAAAGTTGCGTCGGCCTACATGCGCCGCTACGAGCCAGCTGCATTTGACGCCGGCAACGTTGATGTCCTCGCCAGGCTGCACAACGCCGGCCCAGGCTGGCGCCGCAAGCTCACCGCAACCGAAAACTACGTCGCCAAGGTGCGGCGCGAAATGGAGCGTGCCAAATGACCTGCGCCGAACTGAACACCATTCTGGAAGAATTTTCTGATAGGTTCCAACCGCGGGAAGAAGTGTCGCTTTACTGGTCTGGCGAAAAAGTGCGCTGGCTGGTGCGCATCAGCAGTCTGGGCCATCCTACGGCCGCGGGCGATACCTACACCGAGGCGTCCACCATCGCCGCCAATTATGTCGGCAACCGCAAGACTGAGCTCGAGCGGCAACTGCTGAAGATCAAAACCGAACTTGAATCCCTATGACCGACGAACAATTCACCATCATTAAAACAGAACTGGCTTGGATCCGTACCGAGATCCTGAAGCTCACAGAAACGCGCACGCCCATCCAGCGGATGGATGCGCTCTTGGCCGGCGAGATCCCAATGCCCACCGAGATCATTGCTGATCCTGGTGCCGTTGAAGTCCACTTTGGCAAAAACAAGGGGATGCGTCTGGACCAGCTGGCAGCGAAGAGCGCCGAGTGGTATGCGAAAGACCCCGAGATGCGGCTGGATAAGGCTGGTAAGCCGTTCCCTCCGCGGCCTGAGGACGTGCGGCTTCGCAATGCGGCGCGCTGCCTGTATCACCAGCGCACGGGTAAGCTGAAGGCCGACCTCGAGCTTAAGCCAAATCCAGCGCCGGGCGCTGATGTTTCAGTTCCGTTTTAACCTGCAACCAGGACACACACAATGAACGAGCAAAACACCACCACGCTGGAGATTAAGCCAGCCACTACCAAAACGCCGATTTCATTTGGAAGTCACGGCGTCCAACTCGCGAGCCTGGAGGACGCATTCAGGTTCGCCAATGCCGTCGTCCAGTCTGGCTTTGTCGGCCGAGGCATGGACAAGCCTGAATCGGTGCTTATTGCCATGCAGCTGGGCGCCGAGCTCGGGCTGGGGCCGATGACCGCCATTCAAAACATCGCCGTGATTAACGGCCGGCCGAGCATCTTTGGAGATGCCGCGCTGGCACTGGTCCGCGGCTCCGGTCTGCTCGAGAAGTACGTTGAAGAGGAAGTGGGCGAGGCCGGCAAAGATTCGTTTGGCTGGAAGGTCAGCGCAACCAGGCGCGGCGGCCAGACCGGATCCGAGACGTTCACAATCGGCGACGCCAAGGTGGCCAAACTGTGGGGTAAATCCGGACCGTGGACTGATTACCCGCGGCGAATGCTGAAGTTCCGCGCCCGCGGATTCCTGCTGAGGGACATGTTTGGCGACATTTTGAAGGGACTAAAGACCTTTGAGGAAGCGCGAGACATTGAGCCGATCAACGTAACGCCGATCCAAGAGAAGATGGCCGGCGGTCTCTCATCAGCGATCAACGAGGGCTAACACATGAACAACGAGCAAATCAAACGGGATGCCATCATCAATTCGGCCATGCAGCAGCTGCGCAATCTGCTGGAAAGCCGTTACCAGCAGATCAAGAAGAGCGCCGAGGAATCGTTCATCGAGGGCGATTCGCAGCTGGTAGCCAAGGTGGCCGCTTCGATCGAGTGGACGGAACTGGCTGAGACGCCGCGGGTCGCCGTGCGGCTGTCCTGGTCAGCCAAGTTCAAGGATGAATCCGAGGCTGAACTGGACCCATTCCAGGTTAAGCTGGATCTACCGGAGGCCGCGCAATGAGCATTCTGCGCGCATCCATCGCATTCATCGTCTGGGGACTGCTGGTCCCGACGATTCTCGCCGGCTTCTTCAGCCGGCTTTGCTGGACCGGATTTAGGGACGGCATGGGCATCTTCGACCACATGATGGCGACGGTGCGCGATGCCTCGAGCGACGAGGACACACCATGATTAAAGAACCAATCGAAGCATACCACTCAAACCCGGCGATCAGCCATTCCAAGCTGGAGCTATTCCGGCGGCGGCCGGTGCTGTATTACAAACGGTACATCGCCAAGACGCTACCGGAACAGGAACAATCTCCTGCATTCCGGATGGGATCCGCGGTCCACTGCGCCGTCTTGGAAACAAAAACGTATCACGATAGGTACGCAACCAAGCCTGAAGGCATCGACCGCCGCACCAAGGAAGGGAAGGCGGCTTACGCCGAGTACGAGGCCAGACACGCCGGCAAAACGCTCATCTCGAGCGAAGAGCAGGACGCCGTTGATAACATTTATGAGGAGATCTCCAACCATCCGGTGGCCAGCCAGCTGCTGGGCGAAGGTCTGCCTGAACTGACGTGGAGGACCAAGGGACCGATCGCCTTGCAGTGCCGCACCGATTGGTTCCGAGAGTCTGCCAGCGTGCTGGGCGACGGCCCGCTGGTGGTGGATCTCAAGACCACTGAGAGCCTGGACGACGAGGCATTCAGCAACTTCGAGCGTTCAGCGTTCAAATTTGGCTACCACCGCCAGGCTGGCTTTTACTGCTCCCTGATCTCCGAACTTACTGGGAAGCCAGTCACCAAGTTTGCCTTCCTAGTTGTCGAGAAGCAGGAACCATACGGGATCCGCATTTTCAGCCTGTCAGAACGCGCCATCATTCTCGGCCAGGAAGAGACCGTTGCGGATCTAAAACGGATTAAGAACTGCTTGGATCTCGGCGCCTGGCCGAATCTGGCTGAGGATGTCAGGATTTTGCACATCCCAAAATGGTACGGAGGGCAGGATCAATGAGCGCCAACGTTGATGCTTTTTCAGCCTGTGAGGCACTGCTTAGAAAATACGCTCCGCTCTACCTCGAGATCGGAGAGCCATTGCGCAAAGATCGCGATCCGGACGCACAGATGGTTGGGCCGTGGAGACCACCGACAAGCGCACGAACGCGGTCACGAATGCAACGGCTCCGTCGCAGCGGTTACACGATTGAGCAGATCGCGAAACGCTGCGGCGTGACGTGGGGAACCGCTTGCAGGTGGTCACGGATTGGAGGACCAAAGCAATGAACGCCAAAAACTGCACAACGCACCATTATGCGTGCGATTGTCGCGAGGCTAAGTTTGCCGAGATTGCGCGGTATAATGAGACGCTGCGCGAGGATCTGGACAATGCGCATAATACTATCCGAGGGATGGAGGTGCAGGAGGAGAGGTTGAAACTGGAGAACGCCGCGCTTAAGCAGCAGTGCGAAACCTGCGAGACGGCGGTTGTCATTGACAGCTATGTCCGCGAGAACGCCGCGCTGCGGGCTGCGATCCAACGTATCAAAAATGAGTGGGCGGCGTTGGTAAATTGTGAGAACGAACTGGATGACGCTATCTGCGCCGCCATCGACGCGGCGAGGAAGGAGGCGAAGCCATGAGCGACACGCCGAGAACGGACGCGGAAACTTACGATGCAATCGCGGGTTGCACGCGATGCAATTCAGACAATCCACATTCGTTTGTCCCTGCGTCGTTAGCCCGCAACCTGGAGCGCGAGAACGTCGCGCTGCGACGCGACAGACTTCTGATTCAAGCCATTGCTGAACGGCCGTCTGATCTGATCTTCTGGTCGTTCCGGTATTTTATTGGCAGGCGATCCATCCACGCGGCATGTTTCGCCAGGCAGCTGTCAGTTGCTTGGCCACATCTCGAGGAACGTGTTCAGAATCTTATTTACCCAGAACTCGCCGAGGAGTTTGAGCGCGACGACGAGGCCAGAGCCAGGGGCGTCGAATACAAGCCACTTGGCAGCGATTCCGACAGACAGGCTTGGCAGGAAGTAATGAACGCCATTGAGCAACACGGAAACAAATCCATATGAAAGCCATTCTGGAGTTTGACCTACCAACCGAACGCTTCGAGCATCGCGTTGCCATCTGCGCGCCTGAAATTTATAGCGCGCTGACTGATCTTGACGAACGGCTGCGGCGCATCGCCAAGCACGGGATGAGCGAAATAGGGCCAAAGACGATCGAGGAATTTGCCGATCATCTGAGGATCACGCACACGATACCGGCGATGAACATCATTCAGGAATAATGGGCCACATATCCGACACCATGGCACGGATCACGGCGCTGTTCGACAAACACGCGCACATGCTGACCGATCCGACGCCGAACGTACTGCTGCACTGCAACCAGCGCGACAAGCGGCGCGGACCGACGCTGACACCGTATCGGCGCGAACGCATCATCAAGATGCGATCAGCCGGCGTCCCACTTAAACGCATCAGCGACATCATGGGCTGTTCCACCACGGCCGTCTGGCGCGTGCTTAACCCCGAAAAGGACAATGCTCGTTAAATTCATCATCAACGGCGATCCCAAGGGTCAGCCGCGGCCGCGGGCCTTCGCCCGGCGCATGGGCTCCAGGTACGTCGCTAGAGTCTATGACAGCGACGTGGCCGACGAGTGGAAGGCAGCGGTTGATTCAACCGTTGTCATCGCGGCGATTGAAAACCGATTGATGCAGACGAAGGGCGCCATCCGCGCCGCAATGGTCTTTTCGTTCGCTCGGCCTAAGAGCCACTTCACCCTGCGCGGAGTGCTGAAGTCGGCCATGATCCACGATCACGTCTGCAAGCCGGATTGCGATAATCTGGCCAAGCTGGTGCTGGATCGCATCACCAGGCACGGGGCTTACTGGCGCGATGACTCGCAGGTGGTGCATCTGACCATCACCAAGCAATGGGCGCACGGCTCCGGGGCCAGCTGTGCCGTTGAGCTTTACGGGCTGGAGCGGCAGCCAGACGACCATCCGACAGTCGCCGAGATGCCGACCATGGCCGCTTAACTTTTCAGCCACGGCGAAGTGAGACGCGCCGTCCATTGATTCCAAAAACAGTTACCAGGCAGTCCATGGGCTGTCTGATAAATTGGACGTTACGCACACGAACGTCTGAGATATCAGACAAGCCGTCTCACCATGGGCTGTCCTGGGCTTTGTTTTACCATGTCCGAACAACTAAAGATCGCACGAGCACTGAAGGCGCAGGGGATTTCCACAATCCCGGTCAGCCATCTGAAGATTCCGCTTTTACCGTGGAAGCGGTATCAAAGCGAACTGCCAACCGATGCAGATTTGGAACGCTGGTTTGCAGACGGAAAATCAATGATCGGCCTGGTGTCGGGCGCGGTCATGTGCATCGATTTTGACGAGAAGTATGCGGTTGGGATCTTGGCGCGGTTCGCCAAACGCGCCGAGGAAGTGGGCTTGGATTACCTGCTGGGCGACCTGCTCAGGCAGCGCACAAAGAACAACGGCTTTCATCTGGTGTTCCGCTGCGATGGTCAGCGGATTGGAAACGAGAAACTGGCGAGCCGGCCGCCCACCGAGGCCGAACTGGCGGCGAACGACCAGGTGACTGAATTTGTAATGATCGAGACCCGCGGCGATGGCGGCTATTTCGTCATCGCGCCCAGCGCCGGTTACGAGCTCGAGCAGGGTGACTGGACGGCCATTCCGCTGATTTCCGAGGACGACCGCGATGCGTTGATAAATCTGGCGCGCACTTTCAACGAGATCACGCCCAGGGAGATCGAGGTGCCGGACGTAGCCGCCAAGCCGCCAAGCGGCTTTGAGATCTCACCTGGGGACGATTACGACCAGCGCGCAGACCTTCCGAGTTTGCTGAAGCGGCATGGTTGGAAGCCGGCGCGCAATGATAACCGATTCTGGACAAGGCCCGGCAAGGATTCCGGCATTTCGGCCAGCTGGAATCAAGTGCCAGGGCGATTCTTCGTCTTCTCGACGAGCACCAAGTTTGAGGCCGGCAGGGTTTACAAGCCGTGGCACGTTTACGCGATTCTGGAGTGCGGCGGCGACTTCTCCGCGGCGGCTCGCGAGCTCCAGCGGCAAGGGTTTGGCCGGCGGGCGTTGCGCGTAACCAGCACGATGATCGCGGATCCGACGCCGACGCCTGAAGGGAAGGATCCGCTGCAAGCCGCGCCAACGACCGAGACTGAGGTGGACCGGATGCGCCGGCTGTGGCGGGCGAGGACGTTCGACCCCACCAAGGAACCGCCGCCAACCAGGACAACGTTTGAGCTCGGGGGCGTGACCATTTCGACGCCGGGCAATCTCATGGCGATCACGGCTCAGGCCAAAACGGGCAAGAGCAGTCTGGTCTGCGCGATGATCGCGGCAGCCATGATCGACGATTACTCTGAAGCCGACACGCTTACCGCTCGAGGATTCAACCGCGACGGCAAGGCGCTCATCTTTATCGACACCGAGCAGAGCCCGGACGACTTCTGGCACCAAGTAAATCGAGCTAAGAAGCGCGCCAGACTCGATGAGTTACCCGGATGGATTCATGCCGCGAACGTAGCCGATTTGCCGGCCAGCACTTGCCGGCGGGTATTGGGCGTTGTCCTGGCTGATTTCGCCCAGGCGCACGGCGGGATCCACTGCGTTATCATCGACGGGATCGCAGATCTGGTCGCGGACGTGAACGATTCCGAGGAATGCAACCAGCTGGTGGCCGAGCTCCACGCCCTCGCGATCCGGTACGACTGTTCGATCATCTGCGTGATACATAAGAATCCCGGAACCGATAAGGTCCGCGGCCATCTTGGCAGCCAAATTGAGCGCAAGGCCGAAACCAACCTGAGCCTCGACAAAGAAGACGAGGTTACGGTGGTCTGGTCGGCAAAGCAGCGGCGCCAACCCATTCTGAAGAAGAATGGGCCGCGGTTCCGTTGGTCAGATGACATGAAAATGCACGTCACCGTTTCGACCGTTGCAAGCGAAGACCGTAAAACGCTGGAGTATAGGGAATTGGCAGAATCCGTTTTACAGCCTGGTGAGAAAAAGGAATGGCGGGCGCTGCACTTAGCCATCACCGAGGCACGATCAACGCCAAATCACATCCCGGTGCGCGGAACCGTAGGAAAATGGATCACGGAAATGCAGCGCCGCGGGGTCATAAGCCGCGAATTCGGTGCTTATTCCCTGAGTAAGTCTCCGAGTGATGGAGACTTTGGAACTCATTAGGAACAAACGTCTTGTAAAGTGCTAAACGTCTTAGTCTCCATGAGTCTCCTTTCAGTCTCCGATCGGCATTGAGACCGTCACTAAGCCTAATCCGCGAGAGCTAAATCAAGCTACCTATGAAAACAGGCACAGTCTCCAGTCTCCAAGTAGTCTCCTTTTAGTCTCCTTGCGACTATGTCTCCATGTCTCCATCCCCCCCCGTATATATACGGGGGGGAGATAGGAGACAAATCCAGCGAAAGAGACCGTCAAAGTCTCCAACCTTCAAAACTCATCAAAAACTGCATTTATGGTCGCTAATAACACGAACAATGCCGCAGATCGCGAGATCCTGCGTTTACTCCGAATCCGGCAGAAGCTCCAAAAGGCGATGCTTCCAGCTATCGAAGAACTCGAAAGGATCGAAAATGAGCTAGAGACCCATATCGCCCTACTGGAAGGTAGGCCAAAACGTCTTAAAATGCTTGCAATGGCCTTTAAAACGGCTTCCTAGGTGCCATGGCCAAGACACACGACCTTAAGACGGCCGCGGATATTCTACTCCACGCCCGAATCGCTACGCACACGCTTCAGGCAGCCAGAAAACAGGCCGTTTCAAAATATGACGAGGATTTGCGAGCACTGAAAGAATTGGATTTGAAGCTGGGAACGATCCAGAGCGTGAATGAACCTGAATTGTTTGACCCAGGCCTGGTGCTGTCGCCCGAGATCCGCACTCTGATCCTTTATCCACTGGCCAAATATGGCGCGTGAAACTGGTTCCGCTCAACCCGAACATCGCTGAATCTGCCTATGGCGAGGTTCAGCGATCAAAGCGCGCTGAACTGATGGGGGAAATTTGCGAGCGGCTCATTGAATGGGCCGAACTTGAAAACAGGGAAACGGTCCATCGATGGCTTACTCGCATTGCGACTCTTGGTGGCGATCCGCAAAGCCAAGACGCCATTTGGCTATATCTCAGGATTGGAACGGGGGATCTTTCGCAACTCACTGCTTCGTTCACGGAATTAGGCAGCCAACGTAAGAAAACGAAACAGGCGCAGCAGCAGGAAGACGAGCGGGCACGCTTGGTGATTGGGCGACACTTCCCCGAGCTGCACCGAGCACTCGCCGACCTAGCGAAAATCAAACGAGGATGCACGAATCAGGAAACGCTAGCCAAATCTCCAAACTCCTAGGTGTTTCGTCCCAAGCTGTCCGCAACTGGCAGCGGGACTTTGAGGATGCGCCTAAAACGTTTGGCCTCGATGAATGGAAAGCATTCATGGAGAGAAATTCGCTTGGCGTAACGAACAACCGAAAATCTAAGCGCCGCGAGGATCTGCTGGTTGAGAAGCTGGCGAGCGAAGTACGGCTTAACGAAATTAAGATTGCGCAAGCCGAGGCGCGCCTGATCGCCGCGGAGGATGTGGACAACTTTCTGCTCTTCTTAGGATCGCGAGTGAAGAGCGCGGTTTATCAATCGTTCACGATCGAACTGCCGCCAAAGGTCGCCGGCCTCGAGGTAGGCGACGTGCGCAAACTCGCCAGGGAGTCCGCGGATGTGGTGTGCGTCTCGATGCAGAACGCGCTCGAGGAATGGCAGCAGGAACAAAAGCAGCGGCGCAAGGCCGCGGAGGACGCGACCGGTGCCGGCCCTAGATAGCTTAAGCGGCTGGCGCCGCGCCTGGACGCTTCCTGATCGCCGGCCGGTCTATGACTGGGCGCGGGATCATGTCCACCTGGTTGGCGGTTACGCACGGCAGGGCGCGTTCGATATCCGCACCTGTCGGCATTTGATGGAGCCGTTCCACGCGGTGGCCGATGAGGCCGTGCGCGAGATCACTTGCCGGGCCGCGATTCAGACGCTCAAAACGCTTTTCGTTGAGATTACTTCGCTATGGGCGATTGCGAATGAGCCAGGGCCGATCATGTGGACGCAGCAGGACGACGATAGCGCGCAGGAACACGTCAAAGGTCGATACCGCAACCTGCTCCGGTCCTGCGAGCCGGTGGCCAGGCTGCTGCCGCGCAACAAGCACGATGCCGCTACCTGTGAAATTTACTTTGGCGACTTTTACCTGATCGTAAACGGGGCTAACTTAAATAACCTTCAAAGCAAATCGATCCGCTGGAAGCTGAATAGCGAATGCTGGCTGTGGAAGCAGGGACTCCTGACGCATGCCCGGCGCCGCGTCTCGGCTTACGCCCGCGACGGCATCAGCAAGATTCTCAACGAATCGCAGGGATCCCACGCCGATGATGATTTTGACCGGCTTTGGCTCGAGGGATCGGCGCAGGAATGGTCGATTCAATGCGCTGGGTGCAACCGCTTGCAGCCGCTCACTTTCTTTGGCCGCGCCAAGGATGAGCCGGCGAAGATGGCGTGCATCATCTGGGACAAGGATGCTAAAAGTGACACCGGCAAATGGGACGAGGATCGGGTGCGCCGATCTGCCAGGTGGATGTGTCCTGATTGCGGAACCGAGCACGCCAACACGCCACAGACACGCGCCAAGTGGAACGCCGCTGGCGAGTACGGCCCGCAGCGCGCAAGCGCCGATCGAAAGCACCGCAGTTACAGTTGGAATGCGCTCATCGCGGAGGACATGGGGCAGCTGGCGGTTGAATTCCTCCAGGCCGGCGAATTCAAGAAGCGCGGGCAGATCGCGCCGCTGCGCGACTTCTACATGCAGCGACTGGCGTTGTCCTGGCGCAACGAACAGGAAATGCTTCAGCGCGAGCAGATCACCTTACGCGGCGCATTCACTTTGGCCGAAAAGCACGCTGCCGCCGGTCAAAAGATTGATGGAGAGTCTCGGCGACTCTTCACCATTGACCGCCAGCGAGACCACTTCTGGGGCATCGTTCGCGCCTGGTCCGTTGATGGATCCTCGCAGCTGCTGTGGCGCGGGCGCGTAAACACGACGGAGCAAATCGAGGAAGTGCGGCGGCACTTTGCCGTTGAGCCGCAGCTGACGTTCCAGGATGCCCAATTCGACACCGCCCATGTTTACGAGGATTGCGTGCGGTACGGCTGGACGGCTTTGCATGGTAGCGGCGACGATTCATTCCCAACCGTCAAGGCGAACGGACAAAAGGTTTACCGCTTCTATTCGTCGATTAAACAGACCCAGGTGCCGGGCGGTTATGCGCGTTACATGTTCTGGGCGTCAGACCCGGTGAAGGACATGCTGGCGGCACTGATCGCCGGGACAAGCCACCGCTGGGAAGTGGCCGCCGACGTGGGCGACGATTACCAGCGCCATCTGCGCGGTGAGGCTAAAAAGGAACGGGTCAGCAAAGCCACCGGCCGGTCTGAATGGCGCTGGCACAAGACCGGGCCAAACCACATGTGGGACTGCGAGGCCATGCAGGTAGCTGTTGCGCTTGCGCTGCAAATTCTGCCATCAATCGACAAAGCCAACGACGACACCGATAAAAAATGACCATTCTTTTATCCAATCCACCTTGGTGGGATATCGACCTTAAGACACAGCAACTGTTGATTGGCGTGCGCGCTGGATCGCGTTGGCCATTTACGCGGTATTCCTGCCACAATCCGGGAGAATTCAGACCTGGAGGCTATATCCCGTTTCCTTTTTTCTTGGGATCGGCGGCGCCGTACACGCAACGATTGCTGCCTGATGCGCAGGTGATCCTGCGCGATTCGATCGCCCGCGGTGAAAGCTACGAGCAGTTTTTCACCGCCTTAAGGCACATTGATCCAGATTGGTTCGTGGTCGAAACGGCAACGGCAGCATGGGACCACGATAGGGAATTGCTTTATCACTTGGCCTCGGAACATCCGAAAACCAAGGTCATCCTTTGCGGTCCGCTCGACTGCGCAAAAGCGCCAGAAATCCTGAAGGCGCACCAGAACGTCGCTGCCATTGTCCAAGGGGAATACGATAAGCAGATTGCCAAGGTGGTGCGCGGCGCCCGCGGGCTAATACTGCACGATCTGCTGACGGTCGCAGAGATGAACGACGCGCCATTTCCTGTCCATGATCCCGATGCCATTGGCCATTACTGGGACGCATGTCCGGCCGGCCAGAAACAGCCGCAACTTCAGCTGATAACGAGCCGCGGATGCCCATACAAGTGCATCTTCTGCGTCTGGCCGGCGGTTATGACTGGCAACGATCCAGACGGCACCAGGGCGCGCAGCGTCCGTTGTCAATCTCCAGAATGGGTCCGCGATTCGATCCGGTATCATATCAGCGAAGCGAAGGCCAATGGCGTAGCCTATCAAAGCATCTACCTGGACGATGACACCTTTAACCTTACCGAGAAGCACACGAAGGGCATCTCAGCAGTAATGGCAGAGATTGGTTTGCCTTGGTTTTCAATGTGCCGCGCCGACACGATCAAACGCGAGACATGGCAGCTGATGCGTGATAGCGGATGCCGCGGGGTCAAACTCGGTTACGAAAGCGGCTCCCAGTACGTCTTGGATCACATCGTAAACAAGCGGCTGGATCTGAAGGCCGCGGCCGAAACTGCCCGGTGGCTAAAGTCCATAGGCTTTACGGTCCATGGGACATTCACAGTTGGCCTACCCGGTGAGACGCTAGAGCAGCGCAACGAAACACTCGCTTACATCAAAAACCTTTACGAGACCGGAGGTCTGGACACTCACCAGCTGTCTGGAACGGCCGAGATCGAGGGTACGCCGCTCCACACCCTCAAAACCACTGGCGAATTGGCGAAGTATGATGGCGCGAAGCTGGCTCCTGAATATGTCTCAAATCCCGACGGCGCCGCAAAACTGCGGTCCATGGCACTCTAATGGAACCCATCCACAAACTATTCGATGAACGGATCAACGGCGCCGTGCCTGGTTGGTATCAGGACATGGTACCGCACATGCAGCATCTGCGTGATTACGCGAGAAGCTGCGATCACTGCACGGAATTCGGCGTAAGAACAGGCCAGAGCAGCGTGGCGCTCACCGCCGGGATGACCGATCGCGGCGGCGGGAGGCTGGTATCATATGATATTTGCGAGCGCGTATTTGATCTTCCACTTAATCAAAACGTCGCTTGGGAGTACGTTGTTGCAGACACATTCCATCTTCCAGACATTGCAGAAACAGATCTACTGTTCATAGATACAGTCCATAACTCCAGCCAAGTGGCGCAGGAACTAACGCACGCGCATCGCGTTAAAAAGTACATTTTGTTCCATGATGTCATCGCATGGGGCTCAAGGGGTGAGAATGGAGAAGGAATCAATCACGCAATCTTTTCATTCCTCGCGAGGAACCCCGACTGGATAATTCATAACTTCTTCAAATCTGAATGGGGACTGCTTGCGATTAAACGGATCCAATGAGCACACACATCATCATTTCCGGACACATGCGCACATGGGCGACGTGCGCACACACATTCCGTTGGCATGTTGCGCGACACCTGCCGAAACCGCTGCACTTCTACATTTCAACGATCGAGGACGAGGATTTTGAATCATGGAAACAGACGCAGCTGCTATTTCCGGATGCCAGCGTTATATGTGATAGCGTTAAGGAACAGCCTCAGCTGGTTGAGCCAGCCGAGCCGGTACGTTTTGAGCCATACGCCCGCAGCGTGCCATTGCAGCAGGTTCTGCGGCAATTATGGCAGTTGAACACCGCATGGGACTTCTATGCGGCGCAGGGCGATGCCGAACCGCTCTGCATCGTCAGACTGCGCCCAGATCTGTTCTTTCATTCATTCTCGCCGGCCTATCTGCCGGCCGCGAACGAGGCACTGACGCCTTGGTGGGGCCGGTTTGGCGGGGTAAACGACCGATTCGCAATCCTTGGCCCACTTGCCGCCAAACATTACTTCCGGACATATGCCAAGTTGGATGCCCTGCAAAAGATAGGCGCGCCCTTACATCCGGAATCACTGGTCAAAGGATCAATGCAGTTAGGTGGATGCAATGTCCGCGATAACCTGCTGGTTGAATTTTCAACCCTGCGGAGGGATGGCCAAATGCGGCCGCCTGAGGTCAGTGCCATAGACATGGCGCACGCTCACCGTTGACGATTCTGAAAAAGGGCAATGAAGCTGCTAACGTCAATTCTGCTGCGCCAGGCGCGTCTGGCCAACCAAGCAGACCCGAGATCATGGCTGGAAGATCTCCAAACCACTAAGTGGACCGACGTTAACGCGCAGAATGGTCAGATTATCGGCACGGCCCTCAATGGCAAAAGCGTTACGCTCCAAGCATTACCCGGCACCACCATCTTCGACTTGATGGGCGCAACCGAACTGGCTTTGCAGACCTTGGAAGCGGGCTTTACCGCGCCGCCTACTGGAACCCGCGTCAATCTCCGCTAACATGCCAAAGCCGTTGCCGACCCGTTTGCGCGCTGCACTTGGAGTGCTGTTCGACTCCACCAATCACAAGGAAATCGTGCGCCGGCCGCTCGAGGTCCGGACGCTCGGCCGGTTCAGCGATGAGGTGAATTCAAACGACCGCGCCCAGCTGGTCAGCGATTCGCGAAAACTCTACGCGAATCTTGGACCGGCTAAAGGCGCCATTGATGCGAAGGCCATGTACGCGGTCGGCCGCAGCTGGCTGCCAAAATTTGAAGGCGCAGATCAGGTTTGGGGAGATCAGGCCAAGGAATGGCTTCTCAACGAGTTTTACCCATTGGCAGATATCGCGGGCCGCGACTTTCAGACGGCACTTTATCTCATGTCGGTCAGCATCGACCGCGACGGCGATGTGGGCGCGATTCTGACGGAATACGAGACATCCTTCCCCGCCATCCAGCTGATTTCAACGACGGCCATCCAGAATCCGTCTGATGATAAGATCGACCAGTACGGCCGGTTGATAACTGGACCCTACCAGGGACTGCGCTGCATCGAGGGTGTCATCCTGAACGACCAGGGACGCCCGGTGGCGTATTACCTCGAGCAAGAGGAGACCGGACGCGAAGAGGAAGAATCCGAGCTTAGCGAATACATCACGGCACGCGACATGTCGCTGCTGCATGAACCGTCCTGGGTGGACCAGGTGCGCGGCGTGCCTGGCTTTGCGCACGCGATCCTGGATCTAAAGGATCTGCGCACGGTCCAAGGCTATGAGAAGATGGCGAGCGCCATCGCCTCAAGCATTGGTCTGCTTGAGTACAACGAGACCGGGATGGCAGACATGTCGGACCCAAGCGTTGCCTTGTCCGGAGGCGCTGGGATGCAATCTGACGTGGCGACCAAGGAGTTCTTTGGCGGGATGGTCCGGCACTTCAAGGCCGGCACTGGCGCCAAACTCGAGACGTTCAAGAATGATCGCCCCGGAGATGCTTGGCAGAAGTTCATGGACCGGCTGCTCCGGAATGCCATGGCCGGCATCAATTGGCCATTTGAACTCGCCTGGGATATGAGCTCGCTGGGCGGCGCGAACACCCGATTCATCATCTCAACAGCGATGCGCAGCGTTGAGGATCGGCAGGATCTGCTGCGTCCATTCGCCCGCCGGGCGGTCGGATATGCCATCGCCAAGGCCGTTAAACTCGGCCGTCTGCCGGCTAATCCGGATTGGTGGAAATGGTCGTTCACCATGCCGCCGCGGCTAACCGCCGATTTCGGCCGCGATTCCAATGCCCAGCGCGATGATTACCTAAACGGCATCATCAACCTGACGGACATTTGCGCCGAGCGCGGCGTGGACTTGAAGCAGCACATCGCCCAGCGCACCGCGGAGAACGCCGCGCTGGAGGAAGCCGGTCTGCCGGTGCCGGGTGTTCGCGGCCAGCTGGCGCCCAGCGCCACCGAGCCGATTCCCGTGCCGGTGCAAGTTCCGAGCGACGCCGCCGCAATGAGCGTTGCCGCGCTCCAGGTGGACACCCAGCCAACCGCCGAGATGGCAGCGGAGGCGGAACGCGGTCTTGCGTGGCGCGAGGAATACAACCGCGGTGGGACCGAGGTTGGGGTGGCCCGCGCCCGCGACATCAGCAACCGCCGCAACCTGTCGAACGATACGATTTTTCGCATGAAATCGTATTTCAGGCGCCATGAAATCGACAAGGAAGGCCAAGGCTTCAGCGAAGGCGAACCAGGCTACCCATCTGCCGGCCGCATTGCCTGGGCGCTGTGGGGTGGCGACGCCGGCTACCGCTGGGCTGAACGCAAGGTGCTCGAGATCGAGCGCGAGGGTTGACCGCCGCTTTCATCATATGAGCCAAAGCGTTTCACTCGAAACATTCGCAGCCAATGAAGGCGGGTGGCAAAACGTCTCGCTGATTACTGGCGGGATTGAGGCCGCCGGCCATGGCATCTACATCGACGAAAAGTCGATTGAAGGCGCGATGAAGGCGCTGCTCGGCCGCACGCTCAGGTCATACCTTAAGCACGACGGCGCCGGATCCGACCGACTCGGCCAGGAAATCGGATTCTTCAGCGGAATTTACCGCGATGGAATGCAGTTGCGCGCCAAGGAATTTCGTTTCCTAGAGAGCTTTCGCGCCGAAGCGCCGGCCGTACATGCCAAGCTGGTAGAACTGGCCGAAAAGGCGCCTGACCAGTTTGGCGTCTCGCTCGTGCTCGAGTATCGTCCCGTTTGGGTAACGGCTGACGGCGATGAGATCGCCGCTATGCTTGGCGACGCACCGCCGGCCGGCGCGGTACGCTCCATGCCGAGCATTCGCGTTATTTCGGTGAACTCCGCTGACCTGGTGCAACGCCCAGCGGCTAATCCGAATGGCCTACTTTCCGCAAAGATTGACGCTCCAACCACTCAACAGATGACTTCTGAACCCAAAATTGCCGAGCTCGACGCCGTAAAGGCCGAGCATTCCGCGGCCCTCGCCGCCAAGGATAACGAGATTGCCAGCCTGAAGGCCGCGACCGAAGCGGAATCCGTTAAGCTGGCCGAGGCGCACAAGGTCGCGCTCTCCGAAAAGGATACCCTGATTGCCGCGCTTACCGCCGACAAGGCGAAGGCCGAGGCTTCCGTTGCCGAACTCTCGAAGGAGCGTGACGCGCTGAAGGTCCAGGTGGACGAACTCGCCGCGTTCGATGCGCGCCAACTGGGAGTTGCCCCGGTAAAGGTCGCCGCCGCGCAGCTGAAC